TATTAAACTTCTACCGTGATCAGTCGAGAAGCATAATCATAGGCATAAGATGTACGAGCACCATGATGCCCCCAACCAATCCAACTATACGCATAGTCCATATAACGGTCAATAGATTTGCCAGGAGTCTTCATCCTGCCTTCAATCTCTTTCCATTGGACTTCATTTGTCAGATAACGAAGTTGCGTGTGAAGTGATGATGGAGAACCACCATACTTCTTAGCAAAATCACCCAATCCATAATAACGACTGGCAGATGTCCATTGAATCAGTCCGTAACCACGTCCGCAGTTACTCCAACTGGTTCTACTACCACCTTCGCAAATGTTAGGAACAAAAGTTGATTCCTGACGAATATTGCCCATAATGGTAGCAAGGGCGTTTCTGTCTTTAATTCCATGATCTTGAAGAAATGCCAAAGTAGCATTTTCATTATCATTACACCCTTTACAAATAAGCCTTTTCTCTTTTGGCTTTGGTGGTGCAACCTCTAGGATTGCTGTCTTCTCATGTTCAAACTCTTTAATAATGGAATAAGGTTTCTCAACTGGAGGTGGAGGACCTTGAAGTTTGTAACTAGAGAAAGGCAGTGATGCCGTATTGGTTGTAACCATTGCCATAAAAGGAACGGCTACAGTAAAGAAGGTTTGCATTAATTTTAATTGAATTCTACATCCCAATAGAAGGGGGGTACACCACATCTCTCGATGGGCACCTTCCTGGGCTCTAAGTCATAATCAAAGACTCATTATAAAAATCATTATGAGTGATTATTTAGTAATTCTAAAGACTATCGGAAATATATTCCAAAGAAACTACATTCATTTGATCATCAACTATCCATTCTTGAATTTCAAGATATAAAGCAGTTGCATCTTTAGTCCTACCATTCAAGCATAACTCATGCATTCTGTCAATTCTTCGATCGATTTCATTAGCACAAAAGTTTCTCAGTTCAACTTGATTCATAATAATCTTTCCTGAAGTATCTTCCTAGGATATTGCTATTATAGTACTTGGGTTCTCCAGTGTCAAGGGATTCAGTCAAAACATTGTTTAAAAACAGTTGTTTAGTTTCTTCGTAATTAGTCTTTCCTATTGTTTTATGTAATGACAGTATAAATCTCTTAAACTTATCCTTACCATATTTCTTCACATCTTCTTTCAATTCTGGACAGGATCCATAATACTTTTTCCAATCACTTTCCTGTTTAACTTTTCTAGACTTACCCTTCGGTTTTCTAAAAGACCAAAAATACTTTCTTCCCAAATAAATTCTGGAAGTCTCAGTACATTCAATACGATAAACAAACCCAAAGTAATCCAATATGTCAGGTGAATCAAAAACCTTTCCTTCATATGTCCAAGGGTTCTCATAGGTCATAAAGCATTTAATAATTAAGCCTTATTTATCCTTTATCCCTAACAGAGTGATTTTAGTTGCAATTTGGATCCTTGTCAACCCATACTCCTCTGATGCCCATCACTCCTCCAGGACATTCATAGTAGATAGCATCCTTTACGATGATTCTTTGGGTATCAGTGAACCTTGGAGACTCTAAGTTCTTTAGAATGGTCTTGTTGGTCATTCTTGGGGGTTCTCTTTGCTCTAGTCTCTCATATGCTCTGATAGCAGAATCAACATCACGTTCAACTCTTTGATCCAGCAATTCTGGGGTGTTAATTATAAAATCATTAATCTTACCATCAATTAATCCTCTTTCAACTAATTCCTTTTGAATTACGTCAATTAATTTCCAAACATCTTTCTCACTAATACCAAACTTATTTGATAAAAATCCAACTAATAAAAAAAGGACCATACCAATAATGGCATAGTCCTTAATAGATGTTTTCTTTTTGCCAAAGGTGAAATTTAATTTCACTTTGTTGCTTGATAAGAACGTACTTTAGATTCACCAGTCTTTTTATCTGGTGCTACCATATGAGTTTTAATTTTCTTTGATGCAGGTGCTTCCTTCTTTTCCTTTTCAAATGCCTTATGAACTTTGGCAGCATCATCATACATATGGACCTTCTTGGCACCACTCTTCTTCGCAACAGCATTAGCAACCTTCACTTTCTTCTCACCAACATCACCACCCTTCATTCCACCAGTATAGTGAATCTTTGACTTATCTACATCAACACCGTGCTTCTTAAGGTGTCCCTGGAATTCACTTGGTTTATCAAACTTAGAACGAGCAGTAATGAGATGAACGTTTTGTCCTCTTGCCTGCTTTCTCTTAATATCTTTAATTACTTTCTTGTTTGGACTTGAAGTTTCCTTAAACTTCTTAGCACTCTGGAACTCACCGAAGTCATAAGAATGACCCTTTTCCAACTTATGAGTATTGAACTCTTGATTACTTAAACTCTTAACTCTCTTCCCAGATGCATCCTTAACGTGAACCTTAACGTTTGGTTTGCCTTTCTTACCGTGGGAGAACAAGGTCTCATCAACATCATATGCGTGAACTGTTTTCTTGGGTCTAGTTCCTCTTGCTTTTTCTAAAAGATACTCTTCATCTACTTTTTTTTTATTATATTCCTTCCAAGCAGTTGCATAAGCAATTGCTCTTTCTTTATCGGTCAGACCATCCTTGGAATATCCCTTCTTGACATGCTTCACCATTCTTTCAAATTTTGCCCCAGGAGGTGCCTTCTCAATCAATTCAACTTCTTCCTTGGGCACACAATTTGGAACAGTCCTACCACCTTTTTTCTTAGTTCCTACTGGTTCATATCCTTTCCAGCAAGGATTTGTATTCTTTAAAGTTTTTTCTTTCTTTGCCTCATCCAACATCGTCCTCATTCTATCTTTAGATGCTTCAACTTCTTCATTGTTTACTTTAGGCAGATCTACTGCTGCTGCCTTTGCCTTTTGCAGTTTAATTGCTTTATCCCCAAGTTGCTTTGCAGCATCTGCAGTCAGTGCTCCAGCACCGGAAGATTTTCTAACTTCAAAACTTGGGGATTTTCCCTCGTAAACTTTACTATATGCTTCTCTAATATGATTAAGACCAGACATAATACTTATACAGTTTACAAGTATTTATAAAAAAAGAGGGTCAATGACCCTCTGTATTTTTCATCCATTCCTTACAATAATCATAGTCTCCAAATAAAAACTCATCACATTCTGCTGCTTCTCTATACGCGTTAATAATTTCCTGCTCACACCATTCGTCATAATTTGAATCCTGCGAAAGAATCTTTGGTAACATCTTGTTTAATCCCTCCAACAACATAAGATTCGACTTCTGTTTCCTGCGGAGCAACCTGTAAACCTTTCGATGAGATCCAGTGTTCAGTCCAGGGGAGTGGGTTATTCTTGGCAGGGATATCATATATAGGTTTAATTCCGATAGATTTCATACGTCGATTAGCAATCCACTCAACATAATTGTTGAGTAGTTTGTCATTCAAACCAATCATGGAACCATCTTTAAAAAGATATTGTGCCCATGCCTTTTCTTGATCTACGCAATTTCTAAATGCAGAAATTACCCAATCCTGTTCTTCCTTAGCAATTTGTTGCATTTCTGGATCATCCCCTTCACTCCACTTATTGAGGATGTTTTGAGTAATAACAAGGTGCTGATTTTCGTCTCTTGCGATGAGAGAGATAATTTTAGCGGATCCTTCCATAAGTTTGAGTTCACCAAACGCAAAGCTGCAAGCGAACGAGACATAAAACCTGATACCTTCGAGAATGTTGACATTTGCAATTGCTCGGTAGAGTTTCCTTTTGAGTTCAATTCTATCTTCCCTAGCAGTTCCTGCACGTTCTTGTGCATACAACCAGGCATTAGAAGTACCATATTCTTGTGCAGCATTGATAAAATCATCATATGCACCAGTCACAGAAGATGCTCTTTCTAAAATCTTTTCATTCGTCAAAATAGTATCAAATACTTCTGATGGGTCTGGATATACATTTTTAATTATATATGTGTAAGACCTAGAATGAATCATTTCCATGAATTCCCACACAGTCATACATGCTTCCAGTTCTGGAAGAGAGCAGTATGGGATAAATGCCATACCTGGACCTCTTCCTTGAACAGAATCAAGAAGAATTTGATATTTTAAGTTAGATGTGAAGATATGCTTTTGCTCAGGTCTTAGAGTTTGATAATCTGCTCTATCCTTTTGGAGGGAGACCTCCTCAGGTCTCCAGAAATACCCAAGTTGCTGTTGGGTAAGTTTATCAAAGATAGGATACTTGTATGAATCGTATCTTTGAACACCGAGTGGATTTCCAAAAAACATTGGTTGCTTTTTGGAGTCCACTTGAGAAGTATTAAAAACTGTCATTCCTTGAATAGACTCTTCTGAATTAACTCTAAATTTTGCAACTGTCACAATCTTCCTCTCCTTTTGAACTTAGAATTTCGTCAATTAACTCATTAATATTTTGAGATGGTTCTTTAATTTCATCAGTCTTATTATCATATGTATTCTGATAATAAGAAGTCTTCCACCCGTACTTATAAGTTGTCAAGAAGTCTTGTGCCATTACTGATACAGGAACTTCATTATCTGGATAGTTTTCTGGATTGTATGACCAATTTCCAGAGATTGCTTGGTCAAAGAACTTTTGCATTATAGCAACAACATTAATATAACCACGATTGGACTCCATATCCCAAAGAAGAGTGTAATTGTTCTTAAGAGTTTGGTATTGAGGAACAATCTGTTTGAGTGGTCCCTTCTTTGATTTCTTAATGGACAAGAATCCCCGAGGAGGCTCGATGCCATTGGTGGCATTTGACACAACGGAACTGCTCTCCGATGGCATTTGTGCGGACAACGTGCTATGTCGCAATCCATATGTTTGAATCTCGGTACGTAAAGTTTCCCAATCATGCTGTAAAGGAATAGAAGAAATCTCGTCTACATCTCTCTTGTATGTATCAATTGGCAAAATGCCATCAGAATACTTAGTTCGATTAAAATATTCACATGCACCCTTTTCTTTAGCAACTTTATTTGATGCCTTCAGAAGATAATATTGGAATGATTCTGAGAGTCCATGAACTGCGTCCCATGCCTCTTGAGAATCATAACTGAACCCAAGTTTAGCAAGGTAGTGGGCAAGACCAATATAACCGATTCCAAGAGACCTACGTGCCTTTGTGGACTTCTCTGCAGCAATCACTGGATAATCCTGATAATCAATCAGTTCCTCAAGACCCCTCACAGAAAGTTCACAAAGTTCTTCAAATTCATCATCAGACTTTACTTTACCAACATTAAC